GTGTGCATGTGCGTTGCGTGTACGCGTCATGCGCATTTGCGTGTGCGCGCCCCCGTACCCCCGCCTGCGCGCCCGCCCGTGTGTATATATATATTACCCCACCACATAACAGTGTCTTGCTTTCACTGCCAGCCAAGCATATTATTAGCCAGCCAATGCATGTTGGCCTCCCGCATACATTGCCCGTTACGGCGGGCTTTTTTTAGGAGCAAGGCGTTGCCTAGAAAGGCTAGACTTACAAAAGAGCAATTCTCGGAAATCTGCGAACAGATAGCCGATGGAATGTCTTTGACTCGTATTTGCAATGAAAACGCTAAGTACCCTTCGTGGAAAACTGTATTGCGACATGTGCAAGATACTGATGAGGCTTACCAGGAATATCGCAAAGCCCGCGCACTTCAAGCTGAAGTCTTGAGAGATCAGATTATTGATATTATTGAGATGCCCTTACCAGAAGACCCAAAGCTTGCTATGGCTGAAGTCCAGCGTAGAAGGTTAGAGGTTGACCAGAAGGATAAGTACGTTCGGCAGCTAGCGCCTTTAGGGGTTCGTAATAAGGTTGAGGATTCCGCGGACAGCAAAGTAAGCGGTACTATCACTTTGAAGTGGGACGATGGTAGTCAATAGGGACGTAGGCGCCTAAAGATGACTGAGATATTCATACCCTATAAACCAAGAAAATTGCAGGCTGACTTGCATAGTCAATTGCAAAGTCACCGATGGGGCGTTGTTGTTTGCCACCGTCGTTTTGGCAAGACCGTAATGGCTATCAACCATTTGCTTAGAGATGCCATACTTTCCGATAAGACCAACCCACGCTTTGCTTACATAGCGCCTACTTACCGCCAGGCTAAAGCGGTCGCATGGGATTACCTAAAGCAATTTGCCGGCAGTATACCTATGGTGCGATTCCATGAGACTGAATTGCGAGCCGACCTGCCTAATGGTGCCAGGATACAGTTGTTAGGCTCAGAGAATCCCGACAGCTTGCGAGGTATCTATCTTGATGGCTGTGTACTTGATGAGATGGCAGACATGCCAGAGTCTCTTTTCCCCGAGGTCATTCGTCCCGCCCTATCTGACCGAAAGGGCTGGGCATTATTTATTGGCACACCCCGCGGACACAATGCGTTCTACGAGTTGTATGTAGCGGCAGAGGGTCAAAAGGATTGGTTTACTCAGGTATGCAAAGCGAGTGAGACAGGAATTCTTGATGAGGAGGAGCTAGAGGCTGCTAAGGCCATGATGTCTGCTGATACCTTTGAGCAGGAGTTTGAGTGTTCATGGGTTGCGAATGTGCCAGGAGCCATTTTTGGAAAAGAGCTACAGCTAATCCATGAGAAGGGGCGCATCACCGAGGTTCCACATGACCCGGCTATCAGGGTAGATACGTGGTGGGATCTTGGTGTAGGGGACTCTACTGCTATTTGGTTTACTCAATCGGTAGGCCGATCAGTGCATGTCATTGACTTCTATGAGAATAGGAACGAAGGGCTTCCGCATTATGCTGAAGTGCTGCAATCAAAAGGCTACTTGTACGGCACTCATAATGCCCCGCATGACATTGAGGTGCGCGAGCTAGGCAGCGGAAAATCAAGGCGCGAAGTTTCATTTGACCTGGGGATTAACTTCCGTGTGGTGCCAAAGCTGCCGCTTGAAGATGGAATTCATGCCGCGCAAATGATTATCGCTAGATGTATGTTCGATCAACATGCTTGCCAGTCAGGGCTTGAGTGCCTGAGACAGTACCACCGTGCGTACAATGAGAAGTCCAGAAGCTTCCGTGCAACGCCAGTGCATGACTGGTCAAGCCACGCTGCTGATGCGTTCCGATACCTGGCGGTTGGCATTAAAGACAATAAGTTGCATGATGGCAGACCACCACAAGCAATTGCAGACTCATCATACAACCCGTTTTCTGCGAGGATCTGAATATGGGAAGACCCACAATCACTGTACCCGCCGCTCCGCCAGTGCCCCCTATGGTGCCGGTAAAGCCTATTTATGCAGGCGAAGAAGAGAGACTTAAGAAGAAACTTTTTGATCCTAAGCGTGTCGGCAGACAGCAAACTATTCTGACTGGCCCGAGGGGGTTGCTCGCTTCCGAAACCAAGCGAAAGAAGCTAGGCGCCGGTGATACGTCCAAGAATACATGATGCTCAGCTGTCTCAGGACGTGCTTCTTGATTATATGCAGAGGTATGACTACCCGTATCTGAAAGAGCACAGGCCGATTATCGAGAACGCTTTTGTTGTAACATGCGAAGTGAAAGACAAGATTGCGGGTTTTTTTTGGTGCTATGCGATAGAAAACGATGAGGCGACATGGACAGCGCATACATTGATTTTACCTGATTACCAAAAAAGATTCTTTAGCAGACGCATAATGAATACGTTATTTGGTGTGGCTTGGGTGTCTGGCGTTGATCGCATCCTTGTGGAAAACTCTCAAACAGATTTGCTGCTCAGAATGGGCGGTTACATGACAGACGATGGCGCGGTACTGGACCTGCCGCACAAGTGGGGATGATATGAGTAAACCGATTAAGAAGATAGGGAAAGAAATTAAAAGCGGGTTAAGGAGTTTTGACCGTGAAATCGGAGTTTCAAAGCAAGTCGACATGCTGCAAGACATCGGCAAAAGCTTGAGCGGTCAACCAAAAATTGTGCAGGCCGCGCCAGCAGGCGCAGTAGAGCAGCGAGCTGTTCGACCATTAGCGGCATTAAGCGGCGATAATGAGAATCAAGAGGAGGCAACCCGCGAGCTTTACCGGCGAAGACGTGCTCGTGGCGTTGCTACTAGTCCAATGGGATTGACTGGGCAGGCTTCTGTTCAGCGAAAAACATTACTGGGCAGTTAACTGTTCCACGTAGAACACTAGGGGAAAAGCATGGCCGATGAACTAGGCGCGCAGTTAATGAGGCGTTTCCAAAGCCTGTCTTCGCAAAGACACGTTTGGGAGTCTCACTGGCAAGAAATTGCTGATTATGTTGTCCCGCGAAAAGCTGACATTACCAAGAAGCGGTCGGATGGTGACAAGCGGACTGAGTTAATTTTTGACTCCACAGCAATTCATGCGGCAGAGCTAATGGCCGCTAGCTTGCATGGAATGCTTACCAACGCCGCTACTCGCTGGTTCTCTTTGAGATTTCGGGACCGAGGGTTAGATGAGAGCGATGAAGCGAAGGAGTGGTTAGAGTCTGTAGAAGACGACATGTACCTGGCGTTCAACCGCTCTAACTTTCAAGAGCAAATCCATGAGCTGTATTCTGATTTAATCACATTCGGCACTGGCGTCATGTTTATTGAGACCGATCCCGATACTCAGATTAGATTCTCTACCAAGCATTGCGTTGAAGTGTATCTGTCAGAAGATGACAAGGGGCGCGTTGATACAGTATTCCGCCAGTTTAAAATGCCCGCGCGTGCAGTCATTCAGCGTTTTGGTGAGGAAGTTCTTGATAACAAGATACTCAATGCCGCCAAGAGAGATCCCTATCAAGAGATTACGCTGATACACGCGGTTTACCCTCGCACTGATCGCGATGTTACCCGTAAAGACAATCGAAACATGCCATTCGCTTCGGTGTATCTCGATCCAGGCAGCCGAACTATTCTCAGTGAGTCTGGCTTTGAAGAGTTTCCCTATGTTGCGCCGCGATTTGTAAAGGCAAGTTTCGAGATTGGGTACGGTCGATCACCAGCAATGACGGCGCTACCTGACATTAAAATGCTGAACAAGATGTCAGAAGTGACAATTCGGGCAGCGCAGAAGCAGGTCGATCCGCCGCTTATGGTTCCCGACGATGGCTTTATGCTGCCTATCCGAACAGTCCCTGGTGGCCTTAACTTTTATAGATCCGGTACTCGTGATCGTCTCGAGCCACTAAATATTGGGGCCAACAATCCTTTGGGCCTCAACATGGAGGAGCAGCGTCGTCGCTCTATTGAAGCGGCATTCTACGTTGACCAGCTTATTATGAGCCAGGGTCCACAGATGACAGCGACTGAGGTTGTTCAACGCACCGAAGAAAAGATGCGCTTGCTCGGTCCAGTTCTTGGACGCTTACAGGCAGAATTGCTTCAGCCAATGATTGGCCGTGTATATAACTTGATGGTAAGAGAAAAGGCATTCAGCCCTGCGCCTGAGTTTATGAGTAACTCTGATATCGAGATCGAATACGTTTCACCGCTAGCCAAGGCGCAGCGATCTGGTGACATCCAATCTGCATTACGAATGATTGAATTGTTTATGCCGCTATCGCAGATTGATCCTTCAGCTATGGACTACATCGACATTGATGGCATGTCCAAGTATCTGCTCAAGGTTTTGGGCGTTCCCGCTACGACGGTAAGGGGTAATGACCAGGTAGCTGAAATACGACAAAACCGACAAGCGGCAGAAGAAGCGGCTGCGGAACAGCAGCAAACTGTTCAGCTTATGGAGGCCGCAGGGCAAGCCGCCCCTGCCTATAGAGCATTGGAGGGTCAATGACACCGGATGATCTCAAGGGCACTTACAAGCGAGCATTTGAAACTGAGGACGGGACTAGGGTTCTAGAGCATCTAGAGTCCAGGTTTCACCTAACCACCTCCACCTTTTCGTCAGATCCGACGGAAACAGCATTTCGTGAAGGCCAGCGAACGGTAGTGCTGTATCTCAAAAATATGCTGGCGGATTGGGATCAAAAACTAAAGGATCAAATCAATGAGTGAAGAACAGGTAGCTGTAGTCTCTGATGCGGTAGAAGCACCAGGGGTAGCTCAGTCTGTTGAAGACTGGAAATCAAACATTCCCGAGGAGATACGAGAGCATTCAAGCCTTTCGCATATAAACGATGTTGGCGCACTAGCTAAAAGCTATGTTCATGCCCAGCAGATGGTAGGTGCAGATAAGGTTGCCTTACCTGGAAAGCATGCAACCCAAGACGAATGGGGCGAGGTGTACGCAAAACTTGGTAGACCTGAATCACCAGAGGGTTACGAGCTGGCCTATAACAACGTGCCGGAAGGCGCCGAAATGGATAATGACCTAGTGTCATGGTTTAAAGATACGGCACACAAAGCAGGAATGAATCCACAGCAAGCCCAGGTAATGCTTGATGCTTATAATGAGATGACCTTCACGGGCGCGGAAGGCGCTGGAGTAGAAGCGCAAGCAAGGGTCGAGCAAGCGGAAAGTGAGCTGCGTAAAGAGTTTGGGCAGGCGTTTGATGATCGCATGAGTCTAGCCAACGGTGTTCTCTCTGAGTTTGGTAACCCTGAGATGACTGAAATTCAGTTAGCTGACGGCACATTGCTTGGAGATAACCCAGAAGTTATTCGCATGCTGGCAAACATGGGCGTCTACCTCAAAGATAAGGTTGGTGAGGATACGCTTGAGGGCGTAAAGACTAGCGGCGGAATTACTCCGAACGATGCAATACAGAAGGTTTCGGAGATTACAGCGCCTAATACGCCTTACTGGGACTCGCGACATCCAGAGCATCAGTGGTATGTTCAAGAAGCTATGAAGTGGAGGGAATATGCCACTGGATAAAAATTTATCTGATAGAGAGTTTAAACTTGAGATTCTAAAGAGTACACTCGAGTTTGGAACACCCGAAATGATTCGAAATGCTCTTGCAGTATCCGATCAGTTCGTAGAGTGGTGCGAAAAACCTGCCGACAAGCCTCGGGCCCGGAGTAAGAGTAGCGCAATCAAGCCAGGACAAGCGAAAGCCCCTGCCGTTTGACGGGTACGTAAATCGTCAAAACTTTATCGTCCGGCATGAGTCGGGTAGCGAAACCAACTTTACATTGCTAACAGGAGACGATTATGTCTACGCAAATTACGACTGCATTCGTGCAGCAGTTTAGCAGCAATGTCCAGTTGCTTTCACAGCAGATGGGCAGTTTGTTGCGTGGTTCTGTATCTGAGGAATCAGTTACAGGTGAAAAGGCGTTCTTTGACCAGGTAGGTCAGTCTGCGGCGGTGAAGCGTACTTCACGTCACTCTGACACTCCAATCTTGGATACTCCACACTCTCGCCGTATGGTCACTATGGACAGCTACGAATGGGCTGACCTGATTGATGATGCGGACAAAGTTCGTATGTTAATTGATCCAACATCAGCGTATGCCCGCACTGCGGCAGCTGCTATGGGTCGTGCAATGGATGATTCTATCATTGCAGCCGCTACTGGCGTTTCAAAGACTGGAAAGTCTGGCTCTACTAGCACTTCTTTGCCTTCTGCTCAACAGATTGCAAATGGTTCTGTTGACCTGACTATCGAAAAGCTAATTGAAGCAAAGCAGAAGCTTGACGTTAACTCTGTTGACCCAAGCATCTCACGCTACATTGCTTGCTCACCATTCCAGATTCAGCGATTGCTGAATGAAACAGCCGTTACATCGTCGGATTTCAACACTGTTAAAGCGTTGGTTCGCGGTGAAGTTGATTCGTTCATGGGCTTTAAGTTCATCGTATCTAACCGTCTAGCAAAGGCAGGAAACATCCGCACTTGCTTCGCATGGGCAGAAGATGGCATGAAGCTTGCAGTTGGTCAGGACGTTATGGCTCGCATTGAAGAGCGTGCCGACAAGTCTTTCTCTACACAGGTTTACTACTGTGCAACCTTCGGTGCTACTCGCATGGAAGAAGAGAAGATCGTCCAAATTGACTGTGACGAATCTGAAAGCTACACATTCGGTTCATAAGGAGGAATAAACGATGACTGTATATTCTGATGTTCGTACAAGCACCACTCAGGACGATCCTTCTGAACTGGTAAAAGCTAACCAGCTCGCCGGTGTTCTCCGAGTCGCTCGCGGTGTGTTTGAGGCTTCGTCTCAAGCAGCTGACACTATTGAGATGTTCGCCCTTCCAAACGGCGCACGTATCCTTAGTGGTCGTCTTTGTCACGATGCCCTGGGTGGCGGCACTACGCTTGCAGTAGGTCACGCGGCTTACACTGGCGCAGATGGTAGCACTGTTGCAGCTGATCCCGATCAGTTCAAGGCAGCGGCAGCATCTACTGCAGCGCAGTGTGTTGACGTAGCGGCTACACTTGCGCTTGGTGCTGGTGAGGAAGTTAGCACCGACGGAGCAGAGGCAGACAATGAGTACGTGGTTACAGTTACTTCAACTGGTACCACTACTGGCACCATTGATCTGACAGTGTTCTACGTCGTAGACTAAAGTTAACGGGGGGCTTTGCCCCCCTTTTTCTTTATAAAGTCGCTATGGATACTCCATTTGCAGTGCATATTTCCAAAGGCGATGATGGTTCGTATGTTGTCGTTATGTGCATAGATGGCTTTAACACAGAAGTAAGCGCTGAAGAGTTTGTCCGCACATTATTGCTAGATGGAAGATTAGCGATAGGCGATGTAGAATTTGTAACTGAATTTAATTTACAGAGCATTCACTGATGGCCGCTTCAATCGTTGATATTTGCAATAGCGCGCTTAATCAAATTGGCGCATCCAATATTATAAGTCTTACTGAAGATAGTAAGGCTGCTCGTATTTGCAATCAGCGATACGAATACATCCGAGATTCCGTTTTCCGTGCACACCCATGGAAAGCATTAACGCGAAGAGTGACACTAGCACCCGATGCAGTTAAGCCGGCCTTTGAGTTTGATAACGCCTTTACGTTGCCTGCTGACCCTTACTGCCTGCGTGTTTTGTATCTCCGCTATCACGACATCCCCTACCGACTTGAAGGTCGCAAGATTCTCTGCGACGAAGATACGGTCGATCTCATATACCTGGCGCGTATCACCGATACTAGTGAGTACGACTCTTTGCTCATCGAAGCTTTGACATCTGCTATTGCTGCCGATGTTGCTTATCCGCTAGTGGGAAGCAATAGTCTTGCACAATCAATGCGCGCTACTTACGAAGAAAAGCTAAAAGAAGCAAGATTTGTTAGTGCTACCGAGGGCACACCCGCAAGCATTAACAGCGTTGCCGCTCCTGGCGCTCTTGAAGCAGATACGTTTATTAGATCGAGGTTCTGAGTCATGGCGAAATCAAGCGCGCCGTTCACTAACTTTACTGCTGGTGAGCTATCGCCCAGGCTTGATGGCCGGACCGATCTTGCGAAATATTTCAACGGCTGTAAGAAGCTACAAAACTTTCTGACCTTTCCGCAAGGTGGCGTGACTCGGCGCCCTGGCACGGAGTACATTGCCGATGGCAGAAATGCCGGAGGAGTTTCGTACTTTCAGCTCAGGCTCATACCTTTTGAGTTTAACGTCGAGCAAACGTACATTCTTGAGTTTTCTGCGGGTAAATTCAGAATATTTAAAGATGGCGGGATTGTTGTTGATGGCGGAGGTAGCCCCGTTGAGGTTGTTACTCAATACTCGGCATCCGATCTTTCTGGGTTAAAGTTTACGCAATCTGCCGACATCATGTATATCGTGCATCCTAACCATGCACCTCGGCAAATTACTCGCACGGATCACGACGCCTGGACAATAACCGACGTTGAGTTTCGTCGTGGCCCATTTCTGGACCCGGTGTTTGACGACTCGACATTGTTGGCTGACGGCAGGACTGGAAGCGTTAGCATTACATCTAGTGTTGCTAACTTCTTTAAATCTACCGATGTTGGTCGACTCATAAAGCTGCATCATGGATATGCAGAAATAACGTCGCTTCGATATACGCTTGGCTTTAACAACCTATCTGGAGGCACGTTTTCTGGTGGTCAGCAAATAACCACCACGGGGCCAGGAGGCGGATCTACTGCGATTATCGCTTCTGTAGGCGCAAGCTCATTAGTTGTCTATAACGTAGTTGGCAGCACATGGACTAATGGCGTGCCGTTTGAAAGTCCTGGCGGAGTG